ATGAACAGCTAATACTTCTTCAACATTTGCTAACGGATAGTCTTCTTTCAAACTCTCAATTTCCTTAAGCAAAGCTTCCTGTTCCTTCTGGGTTTGAATGGTCTGATACACACTTGATAGTGAGTTAACCTTCTCACTCAATTGCTTTAGAGCAGTTTTTAGAGCAACTACTTGAGGTTCATCATATTCAGAAATCTCAAGCATCTCTTCAGGAAGTTGAGCAGGTTGACCTGCTGCTTCCTTACTATCACGAGATGCCATCCCTTCCTGCTGTTGATGTCTCTGTAGATACTCTACGGCTTCCTCTAAAGCTTTCATCCGAGAAGAAACAGCTTCCCTCTCTTTGGCAATTTCATCCATTGCCTGATAAAATCTTAATCCTTTCTGAAGAAGTGCTTTTAATTCTTCTTCAGTAAAGTCTTCAATCTTTACTTCAAGACCTTTTGACTTGAGAGTTTCGTCTTTATTTATAGCACTAAGAATACCCTCAAGTTCTTTTTTAACTTCTCTTTTTTGTTTTTCTTCTGCTTCTTTCGTTTCTTCTTTTTTTTCTTCTTCTTCTTTTTCTTTTAACTCTTCCTTTTCTTTATCTTCATTATCAACCTTATCTACTGCATTATCATCATTGTCATCGTCACCATCACCAAAAATCTGTTTTCTTAAATCATCAAAATCAATATCAGGAAAATCATCTTCTGACAAAGAGTCTAAATCTTCTCCTTCCACTAAATCTTGTTCTTCTTTCTCTAAATTTTCAATAGACATAATTAATACTCCTCACTTTCAGTGCTTCCTTCAATACCAACACCAGCTTGTCCAGCTATTTCAACTGGCGGCTGGGCTGATATTTCCTCAGAAGTTGGCTGTTGCTGTGCAGGAGCGGGCTGTCCCTGTCGCTGCTTGTTTGGCAGTTGAGGCATAGCCTGCTGCTGTTGTGCAGCCTGTAATTTTTGCAAATGGGCTTGAATATGTAACTCTAAAACACCCTGTTGCAAAGAATTATATTTTTCAAACTTGTTTGATAATCTATCTCGTAAGTGGATTTTTAAATGGGTTACATCATCATCAAGAACATAAAGCATCTTTAAAGCATCTTGTTCAGTTAGAATTAAACCAGCTTCGATTTTTTGATTTTCTTCAATAGCTTTCTTTTCATGAATAAGCTCGTCTTCATAAATTCTTTTTGCTTCACCAAATTCAAGCAGTTCAAGAATTGTTTTTGGGTCTTGTATCAATCCCAATTCAGCTATTCTTATAATCCATTCTGTCCTTAATGCCCTACTTTTAGGTAAGCTAACGTTCGTTGAAACAAAGACATCAGTATTATCTCTTAAATCAGCATTCCTGAACTGAATAACAGAGTTCTCTTTATCTCTACCAACAAGTTTTAAAATTCTTGGTTCAAGATAGTTCTCTTGAACTAATCTCAATAAGAAACTCCAAGCTGGAGAAAAAACACTTTCATCAACTTCCTTAATCAGTGGGTCAAGTAAACTATCATCTTGTTCAAGAAGTAGATTAACAAGCACTCCAGAAGCATGAGAAGCACGCTCTGGTAATCTGCCAAAACTAACTTCATGAACACCAGATACATTCTCAAGCTCTCTCTCTAAATCCTGTTTAAAAGCCATAGCAGCAGGAGGGGTAGAGTCAAGTCGCAATTGAGTTGGACTTCCAAGCTGGCTTCTATAATCAATAGCTACAATAGAACCATCATCAAACAACTGCTTTTTATTAAGTAAAGACCCAGCAGGGGTCATCACTTTTATTTTGGATGCCCTCTCAATAGTAGCACTTAAAGTGCTTATATATCTATTATACTCCTTCTGAATAGGAAGTAAATCTTTAAAAATGCTTGAGTTTAAACTTATTCCCTTCTCATGTAGCTCAAAAGGAATAACCTTATCCTCATAAGTAAAAAATGGGATAGTATCAAAATCATTTAAACCATAATCAAGAACTTTCCCACCACCAACAATGATATAAACATGTGGAGTCCATAATTCATACTTAAAGCAAGTCTCACCTTTATTCTCAATAGCACCACCAGTAGATAGCATATCTGTTTCATCAGTTATAGCAGCAACTGATTTATAATAAATAATGTCAAGCGAACTATCGTCCTCACTAACTAATTCGTCTGGATTAACATCATATTGTTCTGCTAAAGCATTCTTATCAACAACCTCACCAAATAAAAACCACCGCCATTTTTCTGGAGATGAAAAAATTGGGTCATGTCTGTAATTGAATGGTGAAATAACTTCCATTGCAACATCACCAGGAACTTTAACAATTATCGTTCTTTCTTCACCTGTTTCTTCATCGACAGCTCTTTCATAAGAAATTATTCCCTCCTTTGTTTCGTCCCAATAAACTCGCAAACAACTTCTACCAAGCAGTAATAGCCAAGTAAAAAAATCTTTTCTAATTCTATGAAACCTAATTGTATTACTTAAAGCCTCAATAATCTGGTCTCCCAATTTAGCAGCATTAATATCTTCATATTCTCTTGTGTTAGGAATAACACCAAGCTCTGGAACTGTTGTTTTTATTTTAGCTAACATCTGGCGTAAAATTGGTTTTAGTCTGTTAACAACAATCCTTCTCTTAACATACGGAACTGGCTCAAGTTCTTTTCTTATCTTGTTATAATCCATATACTGATAACCAGCAACCCAAGCTAAAATCTTTTTCCATTTTGGAAAGTTATAAATTGTGTCTGGATGATTTTTCCAATAGTCATCTACTTTCCTTACAATATATCCTTTATCAGCATCATCAAGTGTTTTTCCTTTAAGAATCTTGTTTTCAATATCTTTAAAATTATATGACATCTTCTTTATTCCTCACTATTATCAATGAGTGTTTCCTGTGTCCAGTCTTCTTCATATTGTTTTAAAACATCTGTTGTAGATGGCATAGCAGTTGTCTTATTACTATTCTGCTTTTGTTCATCAACAATGCCTTTATTAACAACATATTCTGGAGATTCTTTAATAAGCAGCTTCTCTATTAAACTTTTAATTTCCTTAAAATAAAATATCTGAAAAACAATATTCCAAACAAGCAAAATAAAAATAACTATTAAATAAATAATCAATCTATTTCTCCTAATAAATTTGATACTGGTTCATAAAAATTGCTTTCTGGTTGTCTCTCCCAGCATTCTTGCTCTAATTCCTCTGGTGTTTTGTGTTCATCACCTAAAAAAATTTTCTGTGTTTCTTTTTCTGGAAAGACCCCAACATCTAAAATGTAAGCTAAAGCATCAACAATATCATCATGCGTTGTTTTACCAAACCTAAAAATCTCATCTAACAACGCACTCATACCTGTTTGAGCAAATAACATATTACCAGACTCAATCCATCCTTGTAAATTCTTAACCCTCAATTCTTTTGGTCTATTTCTATGCCTCAATGGAACAACAAGATTTTCTAAAGTATAGACATACTCATTGCTTCCTTTAGCTATTTTTCCCATACTAATCGTCTGTGGTATAAGAAAATGAAGAAGCTCTCGATAAATCTCGAATTTGTTTTCCTCAATCCCAATCAAAATTGGTTGATAATAAGAAGCAACCTCAATTAACCATTCTACTACTTTCATATCAGATTCTTTTTTTCGTTGAGCATAAACAACATAATATTTCCTATCACTACCAGCTTCTACCACCACCATTCCTGAGTTATCACTTCCAGCAGTTTCTTTTCCAGCTGGGTCAAGCAATAAGTAAGACAGCGTTGTTTCTGGTTTCTCTCCCCGCCGCCAATACTGAATCCAGTTAGATTTAACAAAATTTTGCTGCATAGCAAATGGGTCATTCAACATCTGACCATCAAAAAACTCTGCTTGTTCTTTCTGGATTTTCTTTAATTTTTCTTCTGGAAACAGGGTTGGAAATGTTGAACCCTTTTCTTCTACTGGGTCTTGCCAACAAGCATAACGCAAATAATGATATTCGCCTTTATGAATTTCTGTAAATGGCTGTTTTCTATGCTCTTTAAAATCGTCTTCACTTAATCCAAGAAACTCTTTTAGAAAGTAGCCATATAAATCATCAGCATACCAACGAGTTCCTATATCGATTTCCGTTCCAAAGGATTCAAGTAGAGAGCGGGCTAACTTCCACCAATCAATAACTTTAACCAGCTGTTCTTTAGTAGCAGAATTTTCACGATTGACAAGGTCATCATTAATCATCAAAGTATAGTGCTTTGAAACAAGGTTTCCCTCAACTGACCCTGTTTCAACCAAAGTATTGCCTAATTTTATTTCGTTGATTGTCCATCTCTCTGCTTGCTTATCTGGTTCTTTTGGTATCTCTGGAAATAAAGAACGAAGTAGTTCATTAAACTGAAAATTATATTTTATCTTGCTTAAAAACATCTGAGAATTAGTTAAAGTAGCATTAGAAATTAAAATCGTATCACCAAGTTTTTTAACAAGATTATTAAGTATTCTCTGAATAGTGTAGCCTACGGTAATAATATAGCTCTTAATCCAACCTCTTGGGCATAAAATTAAAAGTCTTTGTTCTGGCTTAGTGTTGTTCTGAACAAAGTCTGTAATGTGCTTGTGTGTTGGTTTGTATAAGTCTTTATATCCTGGCGTTGGAGATTCAATTGTTTGCAAAACAACTCTGCATAAAAAATATAAATCGGTTAAGCATTTCTCACGCCACCAATCTATGTTTTGCAGTTTTTCAATAGAAGACATGCTATTATTATTTACCTTTCTTTTCTCCCCTTCTTCTATCTGCTTCTTTCTGAAGTTTAGCCAACTCGGTAGTTAGCATATCATACTCTTCACTTTCAACATCCTGCCTTTTGTTAAGCGTAGCCCTCAGTTTAATCAGTTCTTTTTTTAGCTTCTTATCCTTCCACTTTCTTAAATCTTCTTCATCATACGGATACTTTAACTTTTTCTCTTTTTCTGCCTCTTCTTTAATCCTGCTACCTATTTTACCAAAAACATCTGAACCATACCTATCTACTTTTTCAGCCATTATTTTCTCCTTCATTATTTGCTTGCAGAATAGGTAATTGTTTTACTTCTTCAACATCAATTACCTCTGCATCAACCAATGCTTTAGTGAATTCTGGAGTGAATACAATCGTAATCTGATTTGGTTTTGCATTAACTCCAGACTCTTCTCTACCACCTTCAAAGCCAGCTAATTTTAAACATCTATCTAAATACATTCCCCTATTAAAATAATCTGGGTCTGAATCCTGAATAAGTGTTCCTTTAGCAGAATAACGCTTAGGATGTGTTGCATCTAATCCTTCTCTTAATTTTTTAGCAATTAGTTCAGATGTTATTCCTTCTTTCTCAAGGCATTTAAGAATAGCTTCTCTTACAGCTTCCTTCCGCATTAAGACAGAACCATAACATCTATCAGCATATCCAGCAGAAAGAGCTGATTGAGTAATGTTCCCTGTTTGAACTACTCTCTTTACAAACCTTTTTTCTCTGGCTGTAAGGAGATTCTTTGGCTTTGATTTAGTGTATTTTCTTTTTTTAGTCTTAGGTTCTTCTGTCATATAATTTTTCTAATTAGCACCACTGCCCCCACCTGCAAGTGGCTATCCCGCCCGTCTTACAAACTTTGCGTCTATACGCACAGGCACTTACCCCTGCTCTCCCATTATATATATATTATAACATATTTTT